CCAAACTTCTCAAGAGCAAGGTTGATGTCAGACGGTGCGACAGCAGCACCAGCTTTACTCTGGGTCATACCGCTTGCGATGCTTGCAAGAACACCCAGCATTTCGTTGTCCATCTGGGATGCAATGGAAGTTGCAAGCTGGCGAGCGATTTCGTCAACAGGATCACCGTATGCGGACAGCATTGCTTCGTCAGTGATTTCCACGCCCTTTGCGAGTTTGTGGATGGCAGCAGTGACGGTGGATGCAGTCAGAGCAACCGGGGTCAGTGCGCTGTTTTCGCCAAGAGTGGCAGCGTCACCAATGTAGCTGTATGCAGGGAGGGTGATGATAGAACCGGGTGCGCCCTGCAAAGTCGTATCGATAGTTGCGAGGGGTGCAAAACGCATGAGATCGACCAATTTCTTATCGATCATGTCTGCGAGAACCTGAGGGTTCACAAGATTAGTAAGAAGAGTTGTAGCCATGTCTTTCTCCTTTGCAAAATTTTATTTTGCTCAGAGCAAATCGATTTTATTTACCAGATAACTTTTTATACAGTTCTGGTTGTTCGTTGAATAGTTTATCGCGCTCACGATAAGACATATTATCGAACTGTTCCTGCGTAATGCTCTGAGGTGACCCGCTAACAGGAGCGGGCATCTGACGTATATTCGCGGCTTTAAGTTCTTTGTCATGGAGTTCAATGAATTTCTTCATTACGTCCATAAGCGCATTGAAATCGCCATTCACACTTGCGTCTGCCGCTGTGTCCGCAAGTTCGTTGCTGAATCCAAGGCCAAGCCAGCCAGCTTTGTGCGTCGCCAGATTCTGAGTTTTCTTGAGCAACTCATTCTCTGCGCGGATCTGTTCCAGAAGTTCTTTCTGTTCTTCCTCTTTCCGTGTTGCCTCATCCTGTGTGGCGCGGAATTTAGCTTTCCAGTCAGAAGCATCTTTGGACGCGTTTGTCTGTGCCTTTTTCAGCTTTTCATTCTCTTCGCGGAGTTTCTTCCACTCTGCTTCGTAGTTGACAGTGTCCTTTTCCTGTGCCGGTTCTTCCGGTTTGGTTTCGACATCAACCACGTTGGCCTTGTCTTCTGCCATAGTATCAATCTCCTTTGCGCTTATAGTCATCTCCGACTTTATTGTGCGTTATTATAGTGATTCTCTTCACTGTTGCGATTAACGTCTTCTCTGACGTAGTATATCAACAGGACTAATGTCCCGGTAATACTTTACAATTTTCAATCTTTTACCTCGTATACAATGTGGTTGAGCCACTCACGCAATGTGCGCTGTTCAAGCTTGAACCCATCCGTGAACGCGGTTGCTCTGGCAAGAGAAGCAACTTGCGCTATCTGGTCAACAGTGCAAGCATTGTATTCCTTGCGGTATTTCATGTAGAATCGCTTGAACTCGCGCTCCGCATTGTCTACAAGTGCTTTGTTCTGCGGTTTGAGAGCAACAGTCTTGTTGAAGTCGTAGTAACTATCCAGAACCGTCTTTGCAATGAACCCACGGGCATCTTCATATCTACCACGCTTCTTCGCTTCCCTTACCAACGCAATCCGGGCGTCCATTACATTCCGATACGTTCTCAACACAAACGTTTCATCTTCTTTGGAAGCAACGGAATCGGCACGGTATTTCCATGTGTAGAACGGTGTATCAATCTTTGTCTTCGTCTCTGCAAACATCATTGCGAGGCAATTAAAGTACCCGTCCTCATGAATGGTCAGTTCTGGTTTCCAGCGTAGGTTCTTGTCAATAAGGTACTGTCGCCTATACGCTTTCCCATGCACAAACGTGACATCGTTGTCCTTATATGTGATTTTAAGCTGCCCCTTATCCATGTATTCAACCAGAAAGATGGACGATATTGCGTCATATCCTTTTTCCATCTGGTCAAACAGGAATCTCAAACCATAAATGTTGGCAAAACTGTCATCACAGTCGCAGAACATTACATAGTCAGCAACACTTTTGTCTAACGCGTAATTTCTCGCAGCACTCACACCACCATGTGGCTTTACATAGTATTCAGTAGGAAACGGAAATAGCCACGAATGTGTGTCGAATACTACGTCCTCCCCATCATTCACCATAATGACCCGGACATCATCAAAGTCGATTGCCCTTTGCGCCTTTAAGCTGTCAAAGAACGGTTCGACCAACTCCCACGGTTCTTTGTAGTGAGGCATTAATATGTCGAGCCTCATATTTAGTTTTCCTTATCCTTTCAAATTACGCCGTATGTTAAATAACAACGGCAATTGGCATTGTTTTCAGGCAACGTGAAGTCGCCCGGAACAGAAGCGGAGTCCCCATCATCCGTGTAAAACAAATCATTCAGTCCTACCGTGATGCCCTCAAGATAGGAGTGCGTCTCACGCACACGGTCATCATTCATTGTGTTCCACGTCTTGGTGAGGTCGAGGCCGCTTTCCAGCGCCTTGTCCAGACTGCCGGTATTCGCGTCTCGTTCTGATTCTGACTCCAGAACCCGCATAATGGGTTCCACGTCATCTCCGCTTTCAAAATGTTCCTGCAATCGATCTCGCCAGTTTTTGCCGTCTTTTAGACGTTTGTTGATAACAGCATCAATTCGGTCGACGTCGAACGTGTCGTCCAACAGGCGTTCACCAACGAGATCATTTATCTGCTCTGCTGCATCGTGCGTACCGTTAATGTACGCCTCTTCCAGCAGGAACATCACCAAATCGAAGAATTCATCTTCGTCCTTATACTTCCGCCTGCCGTCCTCACTGGTTGTTTGGTTCTCCACCAGCGTTTGGCGGAGTCTGTTGATTGTATCGAACGGAAGTAGCGTCCGTGTTGGCATCTATCTCTTCCTCCGTTTTCGTCTTTTTCAACAGTTCCGTGGCCTTGCGTTCCTCCTCGGCCTTCAGCTTGTCGTAGTATTCCTTCGACTCGCGGTATGCCTCCTCGCTGTCAATGAACAGGCCAGATGCCTCAAAGGCCAGCTTCGGAGCAATCTTGTCGTTCGACAGCATATTGACAAGTACCTGACTCTTGGTGAGGATATCCTCATACTGGCGACGGGTGAAGTGTGCCTCGATATCAGACACGTGCAAATTCACATCCCGCAGTTCACGGCACAGGAAGATGACAATCTTCAGGAATTCCTGCTCTGACTGCTTGAACATCAGTTCAGAATCCTTGGCTCGTGCTTCAGCACCCTGCCAGCCATTTCTCAGGATGACAGCGCCGTTGTTGCTGCTGTCACTCTGGAACCCGTTGCTCTGTGACGGCATACCGACGATATTCAGGACTGCCTGATACAGATCCTGCTTCAGCGTCTGGGTATTCGTCTGGTCGAGGTTCTCTGAGATGATGTCAATCGTCGCCTTGTTGTCAGTGGTCGACTTCAACTCGATGAGGCCGTTTTCCCGGATGGAATTCGCAGTCATGCCCTCTGGCAGTTCCGCATTCGTGAGGACAACCAGAGACTGGATGAACTGCGAAAGGCCGTTCAGACGGTCACTGTCCACAACGTTGATGGCATCCAGAAGCGGAATCACCGGCTCAAACGCGCCCATGCGGGCGGGGTTCGCCGGGTATTCAATAATAGGAATCTGCCCCCATACATGAGGCGTTTCCTTGACGATTTTGTCTTCTTCTATCTCAAACACCGTGTCTTTGGTGTACACAGTGTACCGGGAAAGCTGATTTTCCTCGTCGTATACCTCGTATACACCGGCAAGCGGCTGGCGCTTGTGGCCAATGCGGTATACAACGTAAGCGCAGCGCGGATCCAGAGTGTAAATCTCAAACGGAGCCTCGTCTTTTGCACTCTCGTCATCAGGAAGAATCATTCGGAATGCGGTACCGCAGATCATATCCCACTCAATAAGTTCCTTGTCCTTAGACGCCTTGCCTTCAGACAGCATCATGTCATTCAGCGTCATCACGGACTCAGAAACGTTGTTTTCGGCGCTCCGTGATACATACTGGATGGGACTACCGCACAGATACCCAGTCTTGAACGCCACAATCTCCTGTGCGCGGTTC